TTAACGGGTAGTCAAACGATCATATAACTCATTGGCATATTTATGATTGGGATGGTTCACATTCATATACGCCTCATAAAGAGGATGGGATGGATCCGATTCCATCCGCATGGCTTCCTCCGCGGGGGAAGGCACCGCATTTCCTGTATGATGGAGAGGAGCTTCATCAAGCAGGCGTGATGCCTGGTACAACAGGCGGATTGCATCCGGATTGGAACCGAGTCCCGGATTATCCAGTAAAGCGTCCGCATCCACCCCTGTTTCAGAGGCAAGCCGCCGAAGAACGGCAGCAGCCCTGCCCATGTTGCGTTCATAATTGGAACCCCATTCCTGCTGAAGGGACTGTTCCGCCTGCATTTCCATCTCCATCCGGGCATCTTCCATGTGCTCGCGGGCCTCATCATATGCCTGGGCCATCGTCTCCTGAAGAGCGTTCATTGCCTCCGGCGGCACTCCGTAACGATAGGCCGTGCGGGCCATGCGTTCTGCCAGGTCAGCATTCCATTCGCTTTCCGGCGTGGATTCTGGACGTTCCAGGCGATATTCTTCCTCCGACTCCGGCAATCCGGCCAGCCGGCGGAACCGCGCCATCTGTTCTTCATTCTCCACGCCGGGATAACGTCGCAGGCGTTCCAGCTCCGCGTAACTCTTCGCCAGAGCCTCCGGCGTCTTAAACTTGGAAAGAGATTTCTCCATCCCTTTCAACTCATCAAACCGGGCGTACCAGTCCGGAGCAAAACCACCGTCCTCACCCAGAAGGGGAGGAAAAGGTTCAGTTTGAACTTCGGTTTCGGACAGTGCGTCCGTCTCCGGGGAAACGAAACCGGAACCCTCCGCATCCCTGAAAGGAGCGGCCATGCTGTTATCAATGGAATCAATCATTTTTCTCTTCTTCTGTGGTTTCTTTAATGGCTAATTGAAGCTGGCGGCGGATGTACAGAAAGATCTCCCTGTAGGCATCCCTCCTCATGGCGTCCAGAGGGTCGTAATTCCCCGGACTTCCTTGAAAAACGGGCAAATCAGTCTGGAAACGGGTTTCCAGAAAGGTAAGCGCCTCACGCCCGTCCGGGGTGTCAAACACCCGGAGAAGCTGGCGCCTTTTGAGACGGGCCTCCCGGACGGAGGCCTCCTGCTGCAATGTCGTATCCTGGTTCATTTTTGAATCGCGGTTAACTGGTCAAGCAAAGGATTGAGGGAAGCATAAGGATCCTCTTCCGCCGGAGCCAGGGAGGCTCCCTGCTGGAGGTCCGCCCGTTCCTTCCGCATGGCACGGACATCGGCCCAGGGCCTCAGCATGCTCTCCGGGGCGCCGTCCACACGGGCGGACAGGCGGAAACAGTGGTCCCAGTCCACATGATCCGCCAAATCCGGGGCAGCCTGCATCATCATATTCAGCCGCTGAAGGCTGCGGTCCATCCCTTCACTCTGCAAGCGCCTGAGCACCAGGGCAATCTTTGACTGATAGACAACCCTGGGTTCTCCCACGGCAACGGAGCCGTCCCTCCCTACCCTCAATACCGCACGGGGTGGCCTGGGAAACTTGCCCATCCGGAACAGCAGGGAAAAAATGCGTGTCATTGTGGAATACAGATCACTCACAAACAGCGTGAAGGAAGGAGAAAACATCAAGACGCGCTCATTCTCCCGCGCCATGACCTCCGTGGCAGTCATATTGCCGCGGTGCCCGCTCCAAAGCTCCAGCATGGGCAGATAATAGGCACGGCGTATCGCATCCTGCTTCTGTGTCAGACGGTCCATCCCAACATCATACCTGCCCTGCGTAGCCCATTCCCGGGGAAGGTGAAGGGAAGCGGCCTCCGGGGTAATGACGGTCCTGCCGCCGGCCCGCAAATCCACTTCCCCAATCTGGTTGGCGAGCTCCAGAATACGGGGAAAGGCGGCCACCTCGCCAAGAGTATCCAGAATACGGTTCAGGAACTGCACCTGCTGGATGGCGGGAAACACCAGCCTGCCGGGAGCCAGACCGTACGGGCCGCTGCCCCACTTCAAAAAGCGGGTCACCAGATAAGGGAACTCCATGTATCCCCCTTCCTCCACAATCACCTGGTCGTCCAGAGACAGGTAAACGCTTTCAAACGGCATGTGGGAGGCCTGCTCCCTGCGGCGGCTGCGCCGGGTGCGCGGGCGCACAACATGCAGAAACCTCAGAGTTGTGGCATACGGATTGCCTCCGCGCTCCAGAACTTCCCGAGCCTTGGGCCCCAGAGCTTTCACCCCGAACATGGAGCGTGCCTGATGAGCCGTGTAGGTAAACTCCCTGACGTAGGTATCCACCCGGCCTTCCGCATTCTCCGCACAGGCGAACTGTCCGCACGGAATATTGGTAAACAACAGCCTTCCGTCCGAGGATATGCCCGTAAACAGACTTCCGGTCCCCAAAGCCACCCGGTCCAGAAAACACTCATGAATCTCCGTATAAAAATTGGAAACGGACAATTCTTTCAGGGCAATTTCCGAACACTGGTTATACCAGGCCTCCGCCTCGTCGCCTCCCCGGTCATCCGGAGCCGACCACTTGAACCATACGTCATGGCTGGGCGTAATATAGGACATATGGCCGCTGGCCAGCTTCTGGCATGCCTCCACAGCCGTAGTATCCGTCATGCGGTCCATGGCGTCCCTGTTGGGTAGGGAAACATCCCCTTCCCGATTCAGGCGGCGAGGCAGCACGTAATCCCTCAGACGGTCCCACCACGTTTCCCATGGCGCGCGCTGGGCGGCCAGGGACTTGTACACGGAATTCAATTCCGCAGTTCTTTCTTCCATGGCAGCGCCTATCCCAGAGTTTTCCTAAGCAGAGTCCGCGGATTGACCTCCCCCTGCCCGGCGGAAGAATGACGGCGCGCCAGAATGGTGGAAATCATTCCCTGCCTCTGCCGTTCCCGGGCCTGATAATCTTCCCCTACTTCTTGTTCCACGCTCTCCGCCTTGACCGGGATGGTCTGCTCCGGAGCAGAAGCGGAAGGTGTGGACGGTTTCATAAATCCCATAATTTCTTTTGCTTTCTATTCATGGTTGATACTGATTCCCCTTCCCTTCTGCCGGATATAAGGCTCCAGAGGATGCCGGACGCCCGCCTCACAGACAATCCATGCGGCGGGAGCGTTCTTTTCCCATGGAAGGAAAGGGAGCTCTCTCCACCTGCCCGGACAATCCGGGCAAGTGCTTGCATTTATCAAATAAACAAATCGGCAAAAAATGCACCTGAGGAAAAACCGGACGCATACATGCCATTGGTGGCATCAAAGAGGTCGCCTCCAAACGTGATGCATTCCGCATCCGTTTCCTCCAAAACATAGGGCGCTATGATCAATGAATCCTTACTTCAGCCGGATACGCCATCCGCGCTGGACATATGCAACGCGGCCCTCTCCAAAATAGGGGAGGCACCTCTGGACGCGCTGATTGCCAATGAATCCACGGCATCCCGCCTTTGCGTTCTTCATTACCATCCGGCCCGCAGGGAAACCCTTTGCATGGCGCGCTGGACCTTCGCCGCCACGCAAACCACTCTGGACTCCGTTTCCGCACAGGCGCCCAATTCCCTGACCCCCTATCAATTCACGCTGCCCGCAGACTGCCTGCGCGTGCTGGATGTGGAATGCTCGGAATGGAAAATGCAGGGACGCCGCATTCATGCTTCCTGCGCCCCGCTTCCCCTAAGCTACATTGCCGATATTGAAAACGCCGACCAATTCGATCCCCTCTTCATGGACGCACTGGCCACCCGGCTGGCAGAAAAACTGGCCATGCCCCTGACGGGCAACCAAAGCCTGCGCCAGAATCTTAACCAGGAATTCCATAAAATCATTCTTCCGCAGGCGGCTACCGTCAATGCGGTGCAGTGCTTTTCCAATGATTCCCACCCGCTGCTGGATTTGCTGAGAAAAATCAAATCGCCCTCTTGCCCGGAAGAATGTGAATAACATGAGAATAATAAGCAAATAACATAATAATAAATTGTGAATACATACTCATGAAAGCACTGGATTTCATACAGATATTTGCCTCCAACGTCCGCAGGCTGGACTTTCGCCTCAGCAGTGCCCAGGTCATCCTGGCCGTCATTGCCGGGTACAGGCGCCACAGCACCATTACGGAAGCCACACGCCTGCACCCTAATACCGTCACCAATATCCTGCAGGATCTCATTGCGCAGGGATATGTCAACCGTATTGGAGACGGTCGCCCTTATGTTTACCGGCCCACTGCGGATGGAGAACAGCTTGCCGGAAACCTGCTGGACAAAAATACATTCCCCGGCACATGAAAAATCCCCTGCTCAGTACGGAAGAAAAACGCCGCTGGTTGGCCCGCGTTTTCCGGGACGAGGACGGGGAATACTCTCAGGCGGACAAATTCAAGGCGCTGGTGGAAGACACCAAACTGGCAGCCCTGCAGCAGGAAGAGGAGGAATTCAAACGCCAGCGGGAAATGGGCGCTGCACCACAGGACCCCATCCTGGCTCTGCTCCAGTCCCTCCCCCCGGCAGAACTCAATCTCAATAATCACCCCTCTTCCTGACAACTTAACAAGATGATGGAACAAAAAAGCTCTCTAGACCAAACAAGCTCGGAGAGCTTTTTCTTTTTCAATCCACGCACTCCTTGCGGAGTGCGACAAACGGGAGGGGAAATAACATGGACGCGTTGCTGGTTTCAATCCACGCACTCCTTGCGGAGTACGACCGGGTTGCCGGATGACTAATTGCACTCTTGAATTCGTTTCAATCCACGCACTCCTTGCGGAGTGCGACCCCAGTGCACGCTTTCACGCTGTCAACCGCGCTGTTTCAATCCACGCACTCCTTGCGGAGTGCGACTGAATATTGAATCTTCCAGTGAAGAAGAAGAAGAAGAAGTTTCAATCCACGCACTCCTTGCGGAGTGCGACCACCAACCAGGATGGGGAAACGACGACGGAACTTGTTTCAATCCACGCACTCCTTGCTGATCTTTATCAATGAAGGGTGGAAAGGGGTGAATTTAGGGTGAATAGGGGTGAACGCTAGAAAAATCAAGGGGTGCAAGCGTTGAGTGATCAGAGAAAGAGAGTGTGGAAAATGTCGGTGTCAGAAGAGGAAATTATCAAGCATCGTGGAAAATAATCATGGTAAGATGTCCCGCATGTGTACACCTGCATATTGCATCCCCTTGTATGGCTCCATGACTGTTATCTCGCCCGAAGACCGAAGGAAAAAGAATCCGCAAATTTATCATCTCCATGATACCGCTGTCGTGTTGATGTGGACAACTCGTGAGAGAAGCAAGACGACATGCTGGGTGCGGGATGTGCTCGACAACGTGTGGATTGTGATCAGGAACGAAAGAGAAGATGATTGAAAAGAAAAAGGCCGCCAGGAACAACCTGACGGCCTGAATTGTATCTGCCCAGTGGGCTAATCATCGCAACATAAAGCACGGACAAAAGGCGTCATTTCCTCGCCCTGATGATCCTCCAGCAGTTGCTCTATCCTTTCGTCAATGATACACAGGACAGTAGAATAGAGACCATCAGCATATAGTGACTGCTTGGTAGCGACAACAAGCATCTGGATGGCTAAATTGGACTGTTGACCATTGCGATCAATAACGTAGCAATTAAGCTTATCGCCCGGCGTTAAGGTTTTCATGATGGTTTTTCTGTTGTTTCAATCCGCGCCCCACAAGGGGGCGAAAAGAGTTAGAATGGGAATTGTACGGCGTTTTTCCATCCACGGGATGTGGAAGGATTGGGTACAGGGAACTCGTCAACGATGACGGCCCCATCCTTGGCAGCCATGAGCGCCTCAGGCCATGTGAGTGGATAGTCAGGATCACTCATGGCTGCACCTCCTGATCTGGCATCCATATATTACTGCGGAATCCCCGCTTGGTGGACTTATGCGGCCTAGGAGTGGGAACAATACGTACAGCCCCGACATGATCAGCCAGCCTGCCGGGCGGCATGGTGTCGCGGCGGGCATGCGGCTCGTAGGTCTCCTGGCCGGTCTCGGCGGCCAGCTTGCGGGCCTCTGATCGTCCCCGGTTGATGACGGTGTACATCAGCTGCCGGACGTGTTCCACGGCGGCCCAGTTGCGTAATGCCTGGTACACATCCCGGCCCGTGCAAGGCAGGTGCAGCTGGTCGCGCACGATCTCGGCCAGATAGTCCGGAGTTATCTCATAGCGTTGCATGGCATCATCAAGCAGGTGGATGGCCTTGTCCATCTCCGACCAGGTACGGTCCTTGACAGGCGCACAGCCAAGATAAGATGCCAGCCTATTATAGATAGGCACGTAGTGCTCCTGGGTGGCTTTGGTCAGTGACTCGGTGATCCCTGTGGCAGCCCAGACCTCGTCGTGCCTCCAATCCGTCAGAGACGGGAGGGGGCATCCCTGGGACTGGATACGCTTGTAGGCCTTGCCGGCCATAATGGACAGTACGGCAATCTGTCGCTTGGTAAGTGGCTTATTGCTCATGATCGGATTGTTATTCGGGATTTTGTAGAGCCTTGATCAGTTGTTGCCGCTGCTTGGGCGTCAGATAGACAAGAGTGGCTGTTGCTCCTCCTCTTTCAGTGCCTGTCCAGATAGCCAGCAGGATGCGGAAGCCATAGTCTTTAACCTCAATCTTGGTCATGCGCTGATCCTTTCCGCCGTGTCGGTTTTTGGTTCTACCCAGTAAGCCTCCGTCTGCTCAATGCGCAACCCTAGGGAGGCCAGCCGCTCGTCATCCAGTTCGGCCTTGAGTTTATCCTTGTCGGGCTTGGGGTCGGAAACTTTGAGATAGGAGGTCAGGCCCATTTCCCTGATTCTGGCGCAGACGGCCCCCCAGGTGAATTTGCGGGAAAGCAGTACCAAGGTGGGGTTGCCCAGCCGCCAGCCCCAGCGGGCTTTGCCAGTTTCGCCGGACTTGGCATCTCCTTGCAACAGATTTTCCCGGTTGCGGGTGGCGTATTGCTCGGCCTGGGCCAGCTTGACGGCAATCTGGTTGTTGAGACCTTTAATCACGCCGCCGTATTCTTCACGGGCGGCCAGAATGGCCTTGTCCAGCTGGGCCTGTGCCTTGTCTCGCTTGACGGTCAGATCGGCAATCTTGTCCAGGCATTGTTCATATTCGGCCAATGTGGACAGCCCGGTGTTGCGTGTTGTTATTTTAGCCATTGTTGTGTGTGCGTTTTTTGTTAAGTGATTTTTGCTTGCGGTGGATTGTTTGGAGAACATCTTTCAATGTCCGTTTGGGGTCAGTAATCCAGTCATAGAATTCTTGTCCCTTGACCGGAATCCATACATCCCCAACCCGCTCTATCTTGATGGCAACTTTCCCAGGCCAGCGGGAATCGCAGTTTGTCCAAGCGTTACCAAGACCGGGGAAACGGTTTAATTCCATGCAGATTTTTGTGCAGATAGTTTCAAGTTCAATAGTCATTTTTTTTGTTCTCAAGATTCTTTCGTTGATGGCAATGCGCCATTTTATCTGTTTAGAGGAAAGGGTCCTCTTACGCCATGTTTCAGAATAAAATATATATTCAGTGTTATTAATAGTTTTGTTGATCAATGCTTCCCGTAAACATGATAGATTAAGCGGTTTAGTAATATCCTTCTGAACTCTCCGTATAGCGGGAAAATTTTTGGATACATTAATATTCAGAATTTTTTTCACACAACAGTTCCCTACAATGAGAGAAATTCCGTTGTGAATATTCCGGATTACACAATGTTCAATGATGAGATGGCCGCAAATACACGTTCCAAATTCTCCGTCTTCGGGAAAATACGTTTCTACGTGTCTCCATTCCAATTTAGCAAGGTGGAAATTTTGAGATACGGAACATGCCAGCAGTTTTGACTTGAATCGACGAATATGGGAATTATTCATTTTTTTCTTTTTTCTGTTCGTGAGGTATGCATGAAATGCGCCCTCACTATTCAGGAGCATTTTCAAAATACATTTTTTCCTCATATATATTTCCCTCTCGTCTCTTTCAGAAAACTGCCGGCTTCCTCATTTGGTCACTTTTCTGCCACTAGGTCTTTCATGATAGTTATGATGATCAAAGGTTAGTTTTTTCTTGCTGAATTATGGCTTCCCACAAGGAAAATCTCATCCTTGAGTAACCGTCCGAGCACAGTGTACGGCGTCGCCAAAGTGCCGCAGTTTTTATTGCTGTTGGTGTTGTACATGATAGTGGAGTGGGTTAGTCATTTTGATCATCATGAAGGGCAATCAGGCGGTTAAGCTTTCCCAGCATGGCTTCCCTCTGATTTTCGGGAATGTTCACGGGCCAGTCCTGGCCCGTGCGGATGATGTTCTTTAGTTTGTTCCTTTCTTCCCAATCCACCACGATGCGGGCGCATTTGCTGTCTGCCCGCATGGTGGAGGGGGTGATGTAGGTGCGGATGTCCAGCGAGCCGTTGGCATACCGGATCAGGGCAATATATAAAGGAGCGGGCATGGTCAGGAGGCAGTGGCCAGTTTTTCCAGTTGCTTGTGAACGGCTACAAAATAGCCCCACGTAAATTCCTTGCCGGCCTTGCGGGCGGTCGTGGCTCCGGAACGCATGCGCTTGGTATAACGTCCCAGGCCGTACTGCTTGACCATTTCCTGCACGATTTTGAGCGTGGCCGGGTCGGGGTCCGGCAAGCCGAACGCCTGCCAGACGCGCTGCTGGTCGGCATAGGTGATGTTCTTGGGCAAGTAGATATTGATGCCGCGCAGGATGGTCTGGCTCAACACACCTTCCCAGCTCGCGGGCATCCCATGCCATTTCACCTGTCCGTTTTTGGACTGACCGGAAAGGGTCTTCCCCCATACATCCGTGCCTACCAGAGCCATGCCGCAATGCGTTTCATCATAGATTTCCCGCAGGGTTTCTATGGTTTTGAGGCCCCGCGCTCCGGTCATGCACACCTGATGCACTTCGTCAAAAATCAGGAGATGGGACGGAGTAACCGTCTGCTTGATGCGGTCCACCATCTTTTCATAGCGCAGGTTTTGCCCAAGGCCCAATTCACGGGCAATCAGGTTCACGACACGCAAGGCAGAAGGGGACGTGGGTATGCGTACCAGTACCACACGGCTGGTGTCGCAACCGGCTTGACGGTCGGCAATATCCTTGCGGCGCTTGTATTCTTCGCAGGCCCAGGTTTTGCCTATTTGCGGGTTCCCCACCAGGCTGACAATCTCCTGGTACTCCACGGAATATTCAAAAGCCTGGCTGATTTTGCGGAATATGTCCGTATCAACAAACGGGATGCCCGCAACCCATGTCTTGTTGTTGTACCTGCGCCGGAAGTTGGCAATGCTGTTCACTACCTGGTCCGGAGCTGCTTCACGGCTCTCATAAAAGAGTTTGGAAAGCGTGGAGGAGGAATACCCCACAGTCTCGGCGGTTTGCTTGAGCGTCCATCTTTCCTGTTTGGCCGTAGCCACCAGCCAGGCAAGCAAGTCCTTGGTTCGTGGATCGTAGCCGGATGCCGCCAGTGATGCGGCGTAGTTGTCCCAGAGGGACTCGGTTGTTTCTATTGCGTCCATATTGTTATTGGTTTGGTTGTTGTTTGAAAAAAGAGCTTTAGCCGGGGATCATGTCTTCCAGGGAAAGGTGATATTCCGCTCCTGTTTCTGGCTCCGGTTCGTCTTCCCTGTCAGGCAAGGATGGAGCGGCGAACACGTCCACGCCGGGAACGGAGGGCGCGCCGGGCAGCGCGTCCCGGTCATCCGGAAGGGCGTCAGGCTGCTGGCGCGCCAAACGGAGCACGGCATCATTGTGATCCTTGAGCGCCGCCGCGCTTTCCCTGGCGGGGGCATTGCGGACTTTGTAGTCCATCATCAGGTCAGCGCGGCGGGAAGCGATCAGGCCCATTTGGGATTTCACGGCGTCCTCGTCATGCCTGGGCACTGCCACGCTCAACGGAGCCGCCCCCAGGATGCCGCCGCGCTTGTCCAGCACGATCACCGTGTCCGGCTTGAACGGGTTGATCACGACATCATGCTTGTCGTCCGCCAGTTCATGGCGGCGCCCGTCGTCAAGGTCTGTATAATAGGCGTGGTAGATGCGCGGTTCCGGGGAGAGCGTCTTGTCCTGCAAGGTCATGTATCCCCGTTTGACGGTCAGGGTACGCACCTTTTCCGGCCCCAGCAGGGTGACGTACAGGTCCAGCGGTATGCGCCAGAGTTGCTTTTTACCCTGTTCCCACACAGCGGCGGGAGACAGGCGCGTTTCCCGGAGGCGCGAAGGATCAGCCAGCACCAGCGCGCGGATGGCCTGCCATGCCTGCAATTCCGCTTGTCCCCTGGTGGGATCGGGCAGTTTGTTTTCCGGCGTCCATACTCCTTCCGCCAGCGCGTACTCGCGGATCATGTGGCCGCATTCCCGCCAGCCTTCCAGCATGTGGTTGGTGCGGTTGTTGATGATGGCGTACACGTCCCGCAGAATCAGGCTGAACTGGTAAAAATCCAGGAAGGGGGATTTGATCATGTCGGCATACTCGCCCAGGCGCGGCAGCGCCTTGCACAGCTGGTTCTGGTAGGCGATCATGCCGTCGGTGCTTTCCGGCTGGCGGCGGTCGCGGCCTGACTGTCCGGGCAACGCCCCCAGTACATTGTGAATCAGGCTGTGCAAACATTCGATCATGGCTTTGTAGCGCGGATTACCCGCGCCGCGTCCGGCCCAGCCGCCCATCAGGGCATTGCCGGCTCCGGTCATGCCGCCCATTCCCACGCGGATCACGCCGCCTGTGCGGTCGTGTAGCGCGGCAATGTATTTTTCGGATAGATTGGCCGTGCCGTGTTCCATCATCAGCAGGCAGCCATCCGGGTGGTAGCCGGTGGAATAAAGAATGTTGGCCAGGAAGAGGCGGAACATTTCATTGTCCAGGGCTTTCCGCTTTTTGGGATCATCCGGCAACGTCACAAAGGGCATGTGCCCCCAGTCAAACCGGCAGCCGGACGCAACGTCATGGGCGCCGAATTCCAGCACGCGCACAGGCTTGCCTGCAAAGGTGACGTAGTGGTCATGCCATACGTCGTCGAACATGTATTGACCTCCCACGGGCAGCCCCACGCGGGAAGTGCGCACGTAAGGCAGCACGGCAGCGGCGGCGCGCGATCCCCATTTGCCCTGCTGTTTTTCGGCTTTGGTGCGGGCCAGTACCTTGCGGAGATTGGCCGCCGAGCATCCGGGCGGCAATGTGGCCTTGGTCCAGTCCTCAAACCCCGGCACTTGTTCCCTGCCGGAAATGATGCGGTGCTGGATTTCCAGAATGCCCTGCTGCTCCGATCTCTGGTGCTTGTCCAGGATCGCCTTGCCCCAGGCAATGAAACGGGGGGAATGCACCCCCGTGTTGGCGGTGCGGGATTTAAGCGTGTTGCCATTTACCAAGGAACGCCAGTTGCCGGGGTCTTCACGCCAGGCATAGTATCTTTTTTTGGCAAGCCCCTTGCTGCATCCCATAGCCTTGGCCAGCCGGTCGATGATGCCACCCGTTCCGCAAATCGGCAGGCCGGAAGGCAAGTCGGAAAGGGCCGCCAGCCAGCAATAGACCCGGTCGCGGGTAGGCATGTCAAGTGCCAGCCAGTCTGGATCATGGGCAGGTACGGGTACTTTTTTCATAGTGGCTTAAACTGCGGGGAAAGGAATTGAAGGAAGGCCCTCGCCGTTACCGGCAAACACATCCGCCACGGGGAGGCTGTCCAGATTGCTGGGCCTGTCCTGGGCGGATTTTCGGGCGGACTGTACCTGGTCCAAGGTGGAGCGCAGCACGATTTCCAGGGCGGCCAGGTCATCCTTGTCCAGCAGGGCATGGCGGCCAAGGTCGCAGAACTCGCTCAAGTCCTGGCAAAGTTTGTTTTTGGCATAGGCGGCCAGCTTCCTGGCTTCCGCGAGTTCCGCTTCCGGATTGGTTTCTTTTTCCCTTGCCGGGCGTCCGTCAGGGTTGCCGGATGCCTGGAATCCGTGAGATTTGGGCGGAGTGACCACGCCAAAGTCAAAGTAGGCTTGCCGGAGGCTGTCGGCGTCGGACAGCTTGCCGATCTCTTCCAGCGTGCGGGCGTCTCGGCGGCCGCTTTCTATAAGCGCCACATCCACCGTGCCCAGCTTCCGGGCGCGCTTGAGCACTTCCCGGTAGAGTTTCATGTAGCGTTGAGCGGTTCTTTGGTCAAAAACGACACATGTGTCGTTTTTGGCGAATAAGGCTTTCCATTCCCCATGCTGGGCTGCCGCTTTCATGCGTGCGAGCAATCCGCCCAGCACAACCGCAGTCATCCAGAGTTTTTGCTCAAGGGTTTGAATTTGATTTGTCAATCCGGTGATTTGGCCGTGCAGCGCGTTGGCCCGGACGATTGCAATTTCCCAATCCCGGTTGGTAGTTGTCACCTCATTTTGAGGCAGTATCTGAATCTCATATTTCATCTTTGAATTTTCTGAAAGCGATTTTGATTTTGCGCATGGCGGCGCGCTCAATGCTGAAAACCCGTTGCCGGGTCAGGCCCAGATAGAGGCCAATTTCCCGTTGTGTCAGGCTGCCGGCATGATCCAGGCCATAATGGCGGCGGAATTCCGGCACCCGCCAGAGGGCCTGCCAAATGGCCCATTCTTCCTCCGTCATGGGGGTGTTCATGTTCACGGCGTCCTCAGGTTGCATGGCGTTATTTGGTGAGGGGTACAGGCAACACGGCGGTGCGGGCATCCTTGAGGCCCTCGCGCACCTGAGCGGCTTCTTTGTCCAGGCAATACACCACCGCCCAGGCGGCCAGCCAGCCCATCAGGGCCATAACGGCCACGGCTCCAGCAAATTCTGCAATATCCCGCATAATGATATTGATGTTAATGGTGGCGGCGTTTAGGAAGCTTGCTAATCCTGTCCAGCAGAGCTTTACTCTGCCTTATCCCTGTGAGGACGCTGGCCAGGTGCTGGTAACAGACACCTAATTCCGGAGCGGCTGTTCTATAGCTCCAGCCCTTGTCCTTGAGTTCTTGCCGTGCCCTCACCAGATTCCCGGTCAGGGCTTTGGCCTTGTGTTTCTCTTGTGCTCGTGCGAACATACCAATCGGAATATACCGAACCGTATGAACAAGCAAGAAGAAAATATGCAAAACAGTATATTTTCATTGCGACTTCTTGAAGCAATGAAATCAAATGGACTAACACAGAAGGAATTAGCGGATTCAGCAGGAATTACTCAAGCTGCTGTATCAAGGTATTTGAGAGAGGAAAATACTCCAAGAGCATCCGAATTAGGGGCACTCGCAATAGCTCTTGGGGTAAGCATGGATTGGCTTTGGGGACGAAGCGGAAACAAAGAAGAGCAACATGAGCATTATCACGATCTCGAAAATTGGAAGGTGAGAGCCATTAAGTCTGAAGAGAAGCTGAAGATGCTGAAATCAGCCATGCAGGGGTGGCTGAAAAAAATTTAGCAAAAATGTTCGCGGGAGAACAATTAACTTGTTAAAAAGATACGGAACTATGCAAGAATAGTCTTTCTGTAGGATTTTCACCATCATTCAAATGTTGGATACCCGGCAACATATCCGGAGAAAGATAGAGAAGATGGCTGGAACAAGACTAAAGTAAATAATTCCGAAAAGATATAATACACAGTAAAATATTACCATGGACAACACAAAATACTACTATCAATTTAATAGTAAGGCTCGCGGTCCAATCTCCGCAGACAAGATCAAAGCCTTACTGGACTCCGGTCTGATTACCATGGATACCATGGTAGCCAAAGAGGGTGATCAACAATGGACGCCGTTAAACCAGGCAGATATCATTTACTCCCCTAAACAAGCTGAGGAAACTACTCCAGCTGAGGAAGTCAAAAAAAAGAATCCTGTCAGCATGCAACGCCTCATCTACGCTTCTATGGTGTTAATTGCATGCTTGATATTAATCTCCGGAATCAATACATGGCTACTCTGGCAACACAATGTTGTTCTTACAAAAACCGTAAAACCGCAACAATGGGAGTATGATAAAAAATTTATTAGTCTAATCCATGAATACACGGGAAAAGGATCCTTCGTGGATCGTAACAAAGATTCTGACTGGATCAAAGGAGGATGGGAGCCAATCATGATCATTAACAAAGATGGAATGGGATTTGACTGCTTGATGCGTCGCCCCAAACCAGCTCAATAGCATGAAAGTGGCAGCCCAGCACGGAGAATGGGGAAAGCTTTTCAATCCAAATTCGAACAATTGTGCGAATTTCAATTTTGGGCAGCGGGAAGCTAATAAAGTTATGAAGCTTTACCGGGAACCATGATTCCCATTTCAAATTCAGTAAGGAACCAAAAGCGACACATGTGTCGTTTTTGAATATCAGCAAAGGGGGGAGTTATTCATCAAAACGGAAACATGTTTCCGTTTTGATGCCAGGGATGGGAGAAGATGTCTGAAATTCTGTCGCGGGGAATGATCAGGCGAAGGGGAGAGGCGCAAGGGCTTTTGCATGGCCTGAAATGTCGGAACAAGGCTGATGCCCGTGTGTTATATTATGCACATGGACGCAAATATCACTCGCTGGGTGAAGGGGGGAACTTGTGGAGTGACGGAGGCCGCCCGAATCCTTGGTTACAGCCAGGACACCGTGCGCCGGATGATAGAGGACGGCGAATTGATCGGTTGGCGTGCCAGGCGCGGAGGCCGTAAATTTTTGATGTACAGGGCGCAAGTAAAAGATGTCGCATCCAGGGCACAGGCTCAGGCGGTGCAGTATGCGCGGGACATGCAGCAACTGACGCTGCCCCTTTAATTTTGCCGCAAATGCCGCAAATACAGCTTTTGCGGCAAACGCCGCATTTGCCGCAAACGCCGCAGCGCCATCCGGGAAATGGGCTAAACTGCCCACATGAACGACGCGCAAAAACAAGATTTTGGAGCTGCTACGGATAGTGGAACGCATGACGAGCAAACCCTCACGTTGGGAAACGTCGGGGTGAGCGAGCCGAAGGCGAACGAATCAAACGCCGGGGCAGCTGCCACGCAGCAAACGGCAAAGAATAATACGCCCTGGTATTTGAGCCGGACATTTTGGATCAACGCTGCCGCCCTGGCCTCTTTATTGGTGCCGGCAGTGAGGGATTGGCTTGAATCCAACCCTGTGGAATTTACAGCCGCTCTTGGGGCGGTCAACGTATTGCTCCGGTTTGTGACCGTGGGCAAATATCAATTTGCGGAGCCGACCGGTGATCAGGATGGAGGCGTTGACGAGTCAGCGCCGAGAGCGTCCAACACGTCCTGCGCCGGCGGCTCCGCCCTCTTGCTGATGATCGGCATGTCCCTGGTCATGACGACCTGGGCTTGCAGCAGCACGGATAAGCAGACCGCCGCCAGCGTGGCTCTTACGGATGGCCAGGTGGTGGTCATCCGTGGCGGCTCGTCCCTGGTGGTGGACCGTGACAATCACAGCGTTTCCTGGTCCCAGTCCACCCCGGACGTGGTTGTGGTGCCGCCCGTGGTGCAGGCTACTTCCAAATAATCGTTATTAACTCTAATTATGAAAGTAGCACTGGATATAGGGCATTGCTCCACGGGCGACCAGGGCGCAGTAAGCCGCGACGGCCTGGCAGAGCATCCTTTTTGGGCGCAGTACACGCCGGCAATCGTCCGAGAACTGGAAAAGCTGGGGCACCAGGTGCGCGTCTTCCGGCGCGAGGATTACAGCCGCAGCATCAAGAATGAATGCGTAGCCATCAACGCCTGGGGAGCCGATGTAGCCGTGAGCCTGCATCTCAACTCCGCCGACAGCCCAGCCTGTAAGGGGGGGCATGAAGTGGTGCACTACGACGGCAGCAAGAAAGGCATTGCCCTGGCCAAAGCGATAGATGCGCAATTTGACCTGATTGCGGAGCTGGCCGACCGCAACATACGGACGCCTTATGCCAACCGTGGCGACGTGTTTTTACAGGGCACCGTGTGCCCGGCGGTGATTGTGGAAGGGGCGTTTTTGTCCGTGGAATCCGATGTCAAATTTATCCGCAAAAAGGGTGAGGTACTGGCTCAGGCCGTTGCTCACGGCATCCATGCTTACGCAGTGCAATGTGGGGCGTAATTGCAGAGGCGGCGGCCACCATGGACGCCGGAGCGGTGGGCCAGATGCTGGCCTACTTAATGGGAGCCGGCGTGATCGGCGGGGGTGGGTACGCGATGGGCAAAGCGCGTAAGTCACCCCAGCAATCAGAGGATGCCCAACGCGTTTATCTGGAAGATAAATTCGCCACCCGTGAAGAAGTTGCCGAAATCAAGCAACAACACCGGGCGGAGGTGTCCGACCTCCACGCTCGCCTAACCGGCATCACGGTCAAGCTCAATGAGATGTACGGACAGCAAAACATGATGATTGAAATTCTTAAATCACGGAAATCACTATGAACCAACATGCCAAGGTTAAAATCGCCATCCTGCGCAGTCTCAAGCGGATGCCCAAGACCTACACGATGCGCGACGAAGCATTGCGCGCGGAGGTCTGTCTGGACGTGCAGCCGCGCCCCACGCTGCTGGAACTGGAAGACGCTCTTACGGACCTGGAACAATCTTCCTGCATTATCGGCACCCGCAATGAACTGACCGGGGAACGCAAGTGGATGATCACGGATGCCGGCATACTACAGCTTGGACAGATATGACCATCCCGGACGCCATTGTTACCATTGCTTCCATGGCCTTTAGCTTAACCGCTTTATATTTATTCATTAAATACCGATGAAGAAACTCCGTCAGGACAGCGTAGCCGCCAATCTGCCGCCCTACCTCCGGGATGCGGTGGACGAGATGTTTTTCTCCGGCACGACTTACAAGGCCGTGCAGGAACGGGTGGCGGAAGACGGCATCACCTGGAGCCTGACGAGCATCGCGCAGTATTACCACAACCACGTCCAGCCGCTGATGGCGACACGCCGCAAGGACATAGCCGCCAAGCTCAACAAGATGGACGCCTCCGACCTGGACGAGGCTACCTTGCAGGCTGTGCGCTCCACGGTGTTTGACCTGGCAACCTCACCAGGCAGCGACCCCAAAACCCTGAAAACTCTGTTCGGCATCGTGCAAAGTTACGCCAAGGGCAAGCTGGAATCCACCCGCCTGCAACTGGACATCGACAAATGGCAGACGATGGCCGCCCAGGCTCTGCTGGACAAGGCGCTCTCGCCGGAGGTCCAGGCAATCGTCAATGGCGAGGGCAGTGACGCCCAGAAGGTGGCCATGCTGCGCCCGCTGCTGTTTGGCAAGGCACAAACAATCACACCGGAATTTATCAATGGATAAAGGCAACTCCCAGCCCCTGATCAATCTGCTTACCTTCCAGGAAGTGGCCTTTTGGCTGCGGCTGCGCACCATGTTTTTTTTGTGGGCTCGGCAGCGCGGCAAGTCCTACCTTATTGCTGCCAAGGCGATAGACCGCATGCTGGAACGTGCCGGACGGAGTTGTTATTTTGTCAGCGCATCCATCGCCACGGGCAAGGAAATCGTGGAAAAGGAGGCCCAAATCTGGCACGACGCGCTGGCCAAACTGCGGGCAAAACAGGAAGCCCTGGGCAAGGAACTGGGCGGCAATGTGGTGGACAAGCGTTCTCACAAGCTGCTGGCAGTGGATGATCTGGCGGAACTGATGGACAAGCAGACGGCCCAGGTGCGCATCTACCATACGCGCACCTCTTACAGCCGCACCAAGATTCTGGCCCCCAACCCGGACACGGCGCGCGGCTGGACCGGAGATGTGTTTGGGGATGAAGTCGGGTTCTGGCCAGACTTCCGGGCGGTCCTGGACGCTGTGGAGCCGATCATCTCCCGCAACCCTGATTTTCTGATGTGGATGTTCACGACGCCGCCGGAGGACGACAAGCATTTCACCTATGATTTTCTCAACCCCGGCCCGTTGGAATTCACGCCCAACGCCCAGGGGAATTTTTACAAGACGGAGGCCGGCTATCCGGTCCACCGTGTGGACATTTTTGACAGCGAGCTGGCGGGACTGTCCCTGTTCGATCCGCTCTCCGGCAAGCCGGTGGCGTTTGAAGAATACCGCGCCCACGCCATGGACAAGGCATCTGCCGATCGCAACTATGCGCTCAAGTTTGTTCAGGGCGGGCAATCCGCCGTGCAGCTGGCGTGGCTCAACAACGCCATGTACAAGGGAGCGCAGTGCTGCACGGGCATTGATCTTAGCAAGGAGGTACTGGCAGCATGAGCAACTATGAGACATTGATACCGTCCACATGGGCGGAACACTTGAAAGGCGGCAAGGTATGCCTGGGCCTGGACGTGGCGTCCACCATTGAGGACAAGTCCAACCCAAGCTCGCTGACAGTGATGGAGCAATGGGAAGGCGTCTATTATGAACGGCTGGTTGTGCGATGGAAGACGGAAGACATGGACGTGATGGAATCCATCATCCGGCACGTACTCAAACCCATCGCCAAATCATATCGCAAGGCCTTGGTGGTCGATAAATCCAATGAAAAATTTGCGGCTAACAAACTGCGACAAAGACTGTCCGGCGAAATTCGCGTAATCGGATTTGCTGGGAACAACAATGTCATCTACGAGGGAGAAAAGACCGACGCCAAAACGGCCATGGGGTCCGCGTACTGTGGCGCGTTGGAAGATGGCCTGATCGCCATGCCCTCCGGCAAATGGCTGAGGGATGATCATCGGCTGGTCAAGCGCAACGGGGCCAAGTTTGAGTGCAAGCCGGACAAGGACGGCAACCATGCCGACACGTTTGACAGCGGCAAGCTGGCCTACTGGGGATTTATCGGCAAAAGCTTTGTAGTAGTCCCCCCGGAACCGGGACGGCGCGACGTGAACAACGCCTACTCAGAGGCGGCTGTCCAGGCAACCCTGGCCAATAACATCAACCTTGATGAAAGACCGTTTGCATGAGCCGGAACAATAAATTCAGGAAGGGAGGAACCCTGGGCAATCTCACGCTGACGCCGGCACAGGCTGCCCGCCTGAAAAGCGACAGCAAGCCGGTGGTATTTTCCGAGCAGGACTTGCGCGACATCCTGGGCGACCAATCCCGGCACCTGTCCTATACGCCTCCTCTGGACTTCCTCAACATCTCCACTGTGCGGTCCTGCATGAATGAAGCCCTGCGCGGAGCGTACGCACAGGTGCAGTGGATATGGGAACAGCTGGAACCGGCCGATGCCGTGCTGGCCAGCTGCGTGGAAAAGAGGGACACCGCCCTGAAAAAGCTACCCTGGCGCATCGTCAAAAAGAAAGGCCTGAGCGATTTGGAAGACGCTATTGCAGACGCCCAACTCAGAACGGCCAAGGACTTTTGCAATGCCATATCCAACATGGATGAAGCAATCGCTGCATTCGGACAGGCATCTTTCAGGCATTTCCGCCGGTTGCAAATGGTGGAGACTTCCCGTGAATTTATCCTGCAAGTTACCGATAACTGGAATTGGAGCCGAGACGGCTACAATGGGAAATGGCAGTGGAACCCACGCGCGACGTTTGGAACGGCGCGGGCGGAAGAGGTACCCGTGCCGGAATGGTCCATCCTGACGCGGCTCTGCCCGCGTCCCATTGACCAGGTGGCCATGATGCTGTGCCTGGACCGCAAGAACGCCAAGGCACAGTGGATGACCTGCAACGGACGTTACGGCACGCCGCCGTTTTTTGTGATCATGCCGGAAGGAACGGATGAAGACACCAAGACGCTTTATCTGAAAATGGCTATGCAGTGCATCAGCAACAGCTGCGGCACACTACCTCCCGGTGCTGATGTCAAGGCCGTGAGCGTACCGGCCAGCACGCCGGACATGTTTCTCAAACTGATCGACCTGTCCACCCAGGAACTGGTGCTGCGCTCCACCAACGGCCAGATGACCATGCTGACCGCTCCTGGGGCAGGCACCAACACGGAAACCGGCTCAACGCACGAAGACGGCTTTGACGATTTGGCTGCGGCCGAAGGCAAGGACATTGCCGGCGTTCTCAACCGGGGCATGGTGCGGCCCATCATCGAACAATGGCACCCCGGCCAGGAAATTTACGTGGAACTGGAAATCAAACACCCGGAAGCGGACGACACGGTGGCCAGCGTCACCAACATTTCCCAGCTGGCCGGAGTAGGCTACCGAACTCCCGACGACCAGGTGCAGGAATTGACCGGGTACAACGTCACCACCCAGGCCATGCCGGGAGCCGACGGACTGGGCTTGCAATCTCCCCTGCTGCGGGAGATGCACACCCGTTATGCGCCAACCATGCTGTGGCCGGCAGCGCGTGAAGCGTTTGACCAGTCCTGCATGCGAAAAGACTGCAACAGCCGCACCCAGGAACCGGCATTGAGCAAGGATGAACTCGATACCCTGCGCCGTATGGCGGAGGTGCCGGGAATAGGAGAAGTGGCCAAATTGGCGGAAACGCTACAGGCCCCCTTAAAAGCCGCCATGGACACCGAGATGCAAAACGGCCCGCAAGAGCCGGGAACCCCCGTTGCAACCCCGTTGCAAATCGCAAATTTGGAGGATGACGACGAAAGGAAGGACACCAACGGGAAGATGAGCCGGTCGGAAGCGGCCAGACACGCCGCCAGAGTGCGCTGGGGGCAGGAAGGAAGAACCGGCCGGAACCGTGGCGTCGGGCGTGAAGGGGAAACCAGATCCGGCAGGAGCAACACGCCATTGAAAGCCGGCCAAAATGCCACAGTCACCGAAAAAGTGGATGCGGTGGAAAAGGCCATCACCAGGACGGCCATGAAAGGCGGCAGCGTGAAAACTGGCGTGAAGGTCGGCAAGAAAGATCTAACGGTGGATGGAGGGCATAAGGACTACTACGGAGCCAAACACGCGCAGAAGCATATAGACAAGGGAGAGACAACCGCCCGGAAAGCAGCCCAGGCCATTGTCACGGGCAAACGCTCCAAAGATGGCGCCGGAGTAGTGGCACGGGGCAAGAAAGGCTCCAAAGCGGTTTTGTTCAACGACGGGAAAAAACAGATCAAACTGAACACGGCCTACAAAGACAAACGACCATAAAAGAGAAAGGCCCGGTCATGAACCAGGCCCTACGGGCGGATAACACGGGCTTTGGCCCCAGTTTACTTGCTCAAGCTCATGCATCACCGCAAAAGCAAGTTGCCGACCGGATCTTTAAGCTAACACACAAGAACTAAATAACAAGAGCGAATTTAAGACATGAAAGTGATACCGTTTAACGAAGCGCCCCATGCGCCCTATGAACTGGGGAAAGTGCCGGCTGCCGGATGGTTTGCGGTGGAGCCAACCTGCGAGTGGACGCCCAAAATGCAGGATGAACTGCGGCGAGCCCTGAACGATCCTTCCGACACGGTATACCAGGCCCGGCTGGATGCCCAGGGATTGATGATCCTGGAAGACAATTTTTCCCTGGAAGATACCGACGGACGCGGCCTGCCCACCTCTGAGCAGCACAAATTTGAAAAGGCGTTCGGCTGGGTGAAAGCGCTGCATGCGGAAAGGGATATGCTCTGGGCCTGGATTGAATGGACCCCCAAGGGACACCAGGCCGTGAATGAAGGGGAATATGTGTTCTTCAGCACGGAATACGATTACCCGGATTTTGAAGTGATTGACAACCGCGTGGTGGCTCCGGTCCGTCTGGCCGGCCTGAGCGTAACCAACTACCCCAACCACAAGGGACAACTCCCGATGACCAATTCTCGCAAACAAGCAAACCGAGATAACCAACAAGACAAAGACATGAAACCGACCAACAAGACCCGCACGGCCATCACCAAGCCGAAGCGCGACAAGAACAGCGAGTTGGACCAGACGCCGGATGAACCGACCGAGGAAAAGACGCCTCCCACCCCTCCTGCCCAGGAGGACAACAAACCCGCCGACACGAATTCGGACACTGACCCGGATGACCCGGAAAAGGACACCAACGACGACGGAAGCGCTGCCGTGGATATCCTGATGCAACTCGCGGAAGAGATGGACCTGGACGAATCCGCCAACGCGGAGGACGTGCTGGCCGCCGTCCAAGGCCTCAAGTCCAAGGTGGAGGAACTGACCAAAGCCCTTGCCGCCGCCAATGCATCCGGAGGACCGGATACCAACAGCCGCCGGCGTTACCCGAACCTGGCCCCCCTGCGCGATGTCAACACGCGGATGCAGGGCCAGAAACCCAACCGGGATGTGAGCGTGCGCATCAACGGAATGAGGCGCGACGTGAACACCCAGGAGAAAGCCATGACGGACTACTGCCAGGGCCGCGTGGATAAGGAAGAACACAAGCTGGGGCGTCAACTCAACTCCGCCGAATACGCCCGCGTCTGGCGCGATGCCCGCCAGGACTACCAGGACGGCCTGCGCTAAGGCATCCGGCAACAACCAACACACCAACACACGAAAGGAAACCAACCATGATCGTCTATGACAAGCCGGTGCTGCGCCGGCAATACACGGAGGAAGCCAGCAAGCAGGGCCATCTGCACGAAGGCAAATTTGCCTCTATCAATGCAGCCGGGGAAATCGCCCTGGAAGACAACGACACGATGCCCCATGGCGTGATCAGCGAGCCGGACGGTCAGCTGCGCTCCATGCTGGGCAACCGGACCGGGGCATCCATCATCCTGTGGTCCAGCCAGTCCATCGTGCAGGCCCAGCTGGGAGAAGAACCCGGCACCATCAAGATGAACACGCCGCTCAAGCGTAACGCTGACGGTACCGTTTCCGCTTCCTCGGAAACCGCCGGCGACCTGATTGTGGGTTACGCTGTTCAGGACGTGGCCACCACCAAGGCCGGGCAGCTGATCAACGTGATCATGTGCAAGCCCTACAAAGTGGAGGCTGCCTCCGAATAACATCATTATTAACTTTTAACCATTAACTGATATGAGCACAAATTACACTTACTGTTACTCGTTGCACCAGATGGTGGTGGGCTGGTTCCGCCGTTCTCCGGTCAATCCATTGTCCTTTATCGCGCCGTCCGTGAAGGTGGACGGCGACAGCGGGACGTATGACTATTTTCCCCAGGGATATGCGTTCCGTCGCGTGGACACCTCGCGCGGACGCCATCAATCCGCCCGCAGCCTGGACCTGGTTTGCACACCACGTCCATTTGCCCTGGAGGACCACAGTCTGCGCATCGGCATCGACGATCAGGATTTGCATTTGTCCAGGGAAGAACTGGACGCCCGCCGTTCCGAAGTGGCCACCCTTAAAGCGGAGGCCAGGACGGGAACGCTTCTGGGCGTCTGGCAAAGGTCCATGATTGCCGACGGGTTTGACCATTTCCGCAGCCAGGTTCAGGCGCGTTCCGGCGTGGGCAACTGGTCGTCTTCCTCCGCCGATCCAATGAAGGAACTCAAGGACGAGATTGACCGCATGGAAATCCAGGCCGGCATCAAGCCCAACCGCATTCTGATTCCGAGCAAGAAGTGGGATGTGCTGGGGGCCTCCCCCGCCATCCTGGATGCCATCACCTACAACAGCGCCAGGGAACTGACCGTTGACTTGTTCAAGCAACTGCTGGGCGTCCATGCCGCCGACGATCTCCAGGTAATGGTGGCCAATGTCTCCGTTGGCAAGGATGAAGCAGGACCATCCGTGGAGTTTGAAGGAACCAACTTGCTGGGTGACGACGTATGGCTGACCTATGCCCAGGAGGGAATGGCCGTCGGGGACTTCTCCGGCCTCAAGGTGCTGAGCGCCGGCGGCGATGCCTACGCGGAAAACGTAGAAAGCTACTACGAGCGCGGCATCCATACCACCTGGTACGAAATCAATATGAAGCATACGTACGCCGTAACGGCTCCGCCCTGCGTGAGCCGCCTGACGATCAGCTGATCATGGCCTCCCGCTTCCGTTGCGGAAGCGGGAGGCAAAGACTAACAACAACTAAAAGACCAAATCATGATGACAAAACCTAATACCAGCAAGACCAAAACATCCGCCCCCATGGCTGAACCCCAGGGCGACAACACCAAACCGGCAGACGGAGAACCCACCGACCCCAACAAGACCAAGCAAGAATATGACGCCTTGACCGGCACGGCATCCCAAGAAGAGGATCCTCCTAAAACGGAAAACAGAGAAATTAAAGGACAGGAACCTGTATCATCCGCCGCCACCTTGCGAACAGCTGAACCTTCCCGCGTGGAAATTGCCGCGACGATTGCCTCCGGCCTGGTGGCTCACGGACGCTATGCAGCACTGCTGCGCGACGAGCGCATGATCTGCGAGCTGGCGCTCAACTCCCTGCGGGTAGCCGATGCCCTGATCGCCGCCGCTAACCCCCAAGCCTGACTGTTGCATGAAAGCCTGGATCAAGCTGACGACGGATGACCTGGCCCTGGTATTCAACGCCAAGGAATTGGCCGTTGTGGCACCGTCCGGCCCGGACTCCGCCAATCCCTGGACGCTGGACACCCTGGACGACGTGACGGCCATGGTCCGGGAATCCATCGCCAGCAATCCGGCCAACGCGCTGGACGATGACCAGGCAACCATACCGCGCACGCTGCGCGCTGCCGCGATGGACATTGCGGCGGTGCGCCTGCTCAAGCGTTTCAGCATGGCCATCACCGACGAGCGGCGCAAGGCGGCGGATGATGCCGCCGCACTGCTGGCCTCCATTGCCAGGGCGGAACGCAAGGTAATGGGGCCGGACGGCAAGGTGCATGTGCCCGCATCGCACAAGCCGTCCATTATCGCCCCGTCTCCGGCCTACGGCAACGACGGCACAGGCTGGTACCCGGAGCCATGATCGAGGCATCATGGCAGTTAATAGTGAATAGTTATCAGGTAATAGCATGCCCGCTCCCGGTCAGTTTATCCTTAACAAGCAAGTCATCCCGTCCGAGCTGCGCAGCCGGGAATGGGAAGCTGCGCGCGTGGATTACTGGCGTATGGAGCGGGCCTTTGTGATGGCGGGCAAGGTGCGATTTGAGGATGCCCAGGCTTGCCGGAATGCTGCGGCTGCTCTGGCCAACGGGAAAGTGTCTCTGATTGAAGCGCGCCGGGCGGTCCGGGAAGAACTGGAACGCGCCGGCTACCGTCCCACGCCGGGGACAGCCGGAACGATTAAAGACATCTACACCCCGCGCCGCCTGGATGTGACCTTGAAAACCAATGTCAACATGGCGCGTGGCTATGCGGAAAAGAACCGGCTCACGGGCAATGCCATGTACCCGGCCAGCGAGCTGCACCGCAACCGTCAATCCCGCGAGCCCAGGGACTGGCAAACGCGCTGGAATGAGGCCGCCGCCTCCGTCAATTATGAGGGTGTGGCCAGGGACGGTTCTTTCATTGCTCTGAATGATTCCCCCATTTGGGCGGCGCTGTCCCGGTGGCGGACGCCTTACCCGCCTTTTGACTACGGCAGCGGCATGTGGTGGCGTCCGGTGAAATGGCGTGTTGCCGAGAAAAAAGGCCTGGTAACGGACGAAGATATGGCCCGCATCGAATCCCAGCGGCCGGAGTCGTTCAACCATGATGTTGCCTTGGACACCAATATCCGGGATGAAGACTTGGGCGCAGCCCTGGCCGAACAGATGAAGGGCATTGCAGAATGGGACGGTTCCTCCCTGCGCCTGGTGGACCGCAACGGCACACGTCCCTATGATGCCGGAGAGATTGGCCGGGTGATCGCCACCCAACCGCGCGAGGACGTGCCGGCATCTCTGCGCACCAACTACCAGGCCGACGCCCTGGCTGAATTTTTAAGCAATCCCGACGGCTTCCGGGCCGATGCGCCAGAGAACCGCGCGGGATTGGACATGATTGAAGACGTGGCGCGCCTGTTTGGCCGGATTCTTCCGGATGCAGCCCCGGAACTGGAAACGTCCCTCACCCTGACAGCGCAGGATCTGGCAGCCCTGCAATCCGGCGTTTATCGCGTGCCGCTCACGGTGGCGGCGTTGCCGGCTGTGCCCGTCGGGAGTGCGCCCCCTGCCTCCGGCAACGTGCGCCTGGTGGTGCAAGGCGGCAGCAGCGCCAGGCGCATTGACCTGGCGGCGGCT